CGTGGGCTTGGCAAGCCGGAGACCTTCAAGTTCCTGGGCTTCACCTTCATCAGCAGTAAGTCGCGAAGCGGCAAGTTCCAGATTAAAAGGAAGTCGCGCGGCGACCGCATGCGGGCGAAGCTGCAAGCCATCAAGCAGGAACTGCGGCGGCGTATGCATCTGCCGATACCTGAACAGGGAAAATGGCTGATGCGGGTCGTCACCGGCTACTTCAACTACTACGCGGTGCCGACCAATTACCGATCGCTTGTAACATTCCGTGATGACCTGACCCGCAGCTGGCGGCAGATACTTGGCCGACGCAGCCAAAAGGGCACCGTCACGTGGCCAACGATGCAGCGATCGCAGAACGGTGGCTTCCCCGGCCGCGTATCCTTCATCCCTGGCCCAGCGAACGTTTTGCCGTCAGGCACCCGAGGTGGGAACCGTATGCGGGAAAGCCGCAAGTACGGGTCTGTGCGGGGGGCGCCTAGCAATAGGCGTCCCTACCGCGACACAAGAGGAGCGGCCGTCATCGCCAACAGAACCGTGAAGAACGCCAGAAGCCTAGTCATTGCCTTTGTCTTTCGTCGAAGGATGTCGCGTCAGGGAGAGCATCCTGACGTCTCTTGGCCGAAAAGTAGCGTCATGTTCCGGCAATCAAGTGGGTGCGTTCTGCTTGCGATCGGAAGTTGCCTGCGTTCTGGTTTATTGTACTGGAACCTGATGCCCCGTTCGGTGCCGAGCTTGTCCTGGCTTTAAGACGCGTCAGCAACGTTGAGGTCTGCCCCTCCTCCATCCCGGATACGTATGACAGTGCCAACTCCGACGCGAAGATCACGCGCGATCCTGCGCACGCCAATCTTCTGAGCGAGCGAAGCGCGAACAGCAGCGGCTTTCCTTGCGTCAGCCTCTTCGATTGGACGCCGGCCAAGCTTGGTGCCTTCCTCCCGCGCGCGGGCAAGCCCCGCCATGACCCGCTCGCGAATTATCGCGCGCTCGAACTCCGCGAAGACCCCCATGATCTGGAACATCGCCCGTCCCGACGGCGTGGTCGTATCGAGCCCTTGCTGGTGGAGGTAGAGGCCGACGCCATTCGCGTGAAGTTCACCAAGCACGGCGAGAAGATCGGTGAGAGAGCGGCCTAAGCGATCGACAGACCATGCGGCCACCATGTCGAACTCGCGACGGGTAATCGCCTTCAGCAAGGCGTCCAGCCCCGGCCGACCGTCACGCCCCATCGCGCCGGATATTCCTTCGTCCTCATATACGCTTGCGACCGACCACCCATGTCGCTCCGCTGCGGTCTTCAGCTCGCGACGCTGGTTCCGCGTGTTCTGTTCGGCAGAGCTGACACGGAGATAGAGAGCGACGCGCTTTGGTTTCACTAGATTGGCGCCCATGACTAAAGGCTCATCTCGATCAGGAAATAGCAGTTCTGTTCAGAAAAGCAATAATTACGGAACACCATTTTCATGTCGCAGCAGTCCGCACAAATCGGCCCTTTCAAAAGGGCATTTGGAAGGGGGTTTTCGGAACCCCAGATCCCGTGCGGCGGTCACGCGCCATCATCGTTGGCGGTCGCCTCTATTTCCGGCCGATGTCAGGGCTCCTCCTCCGGTGGAGGTCCTCTGGTCAGTGCAGTTGACAGGATTCGGTCGAGCGCTCCCTGCAACAGCCCGAATCCGTCCCGTAGGCGAGGCAGCCGACGCGCCACTCACGCCATCTCGACGGAGGTGGCGAGAAATCCCGCGGCCTTGTCCTGGCGCTCGCGCAGGCGGCGACTAGCTTGCGTATTCTCGTGGAAGCAATTAGGTCATGTGCTCCACTGGCAACAGCCTATTGTGGCGGAAATGATTCTTTTAAAATATTCGGAATTCCCCTTTCGCACAGTAGTCAGCAAATTCCGCCACGTAGTCTGCAGGAAAACCCAAGAGAGGCTCGGGCGGCTCGTTGTCGAACAGCCAATCTGTGTCTGGTTCTCGAGGAATTGGCTTCTGACTCGAAAGTGCCCGCCTGAGAGCCGAGGCTATTTCCAACGCGTCATCTTTTGTAACCAATGCGCGGGCATTAAGGAAATACCCATCGTAAGGGTCCATTCCGTCTAGTTCAGCCGTGCCGGCCGGGTTCCATCCACTAAGATAGGCAAGCTCAAGCAGTCCTCGCCATCTGGCATTGCTCAAGTTGTAAGTGCCACCCGCTCCAAATAGATCCATAGCCATCTGATATCTCCCAAGTTCGGTTTAAACGCCTTCACCCCGTTCTGTACGACCGGCAGCGATTTCCGCGGCCAATTGCTGATATTTGTCAGCCATCGATTTCCAGTGCTCTCCCGCACAAACCATGCGGCGGTAGTCTTGGTCCGTGGCCGACCGGCGGTGGAAATAACTCTGGCTGCTGCCCTGCACTTATATATAGGGCTATCGGGCTATTTAAGCAAGAACTATTCTGCGTTTTTCTGTCGTTTTCAAGCATATAGCACGGTATCCCGCTTTTTGAAGAACGATATGCTCCGTACGTTTAAACGTCGCCAGCGCGGAAATGCTTATGATCGGCCAAAATTGGACAGTGGCGTTTAAACGCTCTCGGACATTTCTTGGAATTACAATCCAGTGAAGCCTCGCGATACTGGTTCGCTGCTCGGGGTCATCGGGCGAGATAGCCGACCAATTCGAGGACTGCCAAGGAGAGTGAGCGCGTGCACTATCGGTCAATGACGGTCTCTGCCGACATCAGTGGCGATGTTGATGCACTCGTTCAGAAGGTCGGGGTGAGGCGGATCGCGCGCGTGATTTGGACGTCGGGGTTGGGACCGTCATTCGCATTCGCGACAGCCGCGGCGTTATCGCCCGTCAGTAAGCTTGAGCCCTTTTTAAGGTGCGTCTGAAGGACGAGTTGGTGTGACGATCAAGTACATGATCTCGGCTGCCGGCTTGATGTTCGACACCAGCCCCACGCTTTGTCCGGCTCAGAGCGAGAGCGACGCGCCATCATCGTTGGCCGTCGCCCCTATTTCTCGCCGATGATCTCAATCTCGACCTTGGGGGTGCGCACGAAAGTGCTCGATCAGGGTCATGCGATGCTCAGCTGCGGATACTCAAGCTTGCGGTTGAAGGCCTTGCGATCGGCGGGCGACTTGTAATCAAGCGCCATCAGGCCGAAGGCGTCCGAGCAGTGGCTTGACCAGTCGTGCTCGGGTCCCAGGCCGATCTCACGATAGTCGTCCCACTTCTCGTGGTACCAGTTGAGCGCATCGCGGCCGGCCTCGGTGGTCGACTCGTTAAAAAGGCAGCGCGGCAGGATGCGGCGCACAGCCTCAATACGCTTGGCTGCGGCGCCCTTGCCCTCATTCGGTATGACGTCCGCGGGGAAACCGGCGTCCCTGACGTGGTCAACGAACTTTCTGCCGGTGAGGTTGTTGGCGTTGGTCCCGTCATGCGGCAACAAGCAGTAGCAGCCGTCCCAGCCGCGGGTGCGCAGCTCCTGGAGCGAGTAGCCGATGGTCTGGCCTACGGTCTCTATGTAGTCGAGGACGCGCACCTCGTCGTTGATGAACTGGACGACCCAGATCGCCGTCGCGTCGGCCTTGGCGCCGGCACCGCCGATGTCCCAGTAGGCACGGACTTGCACGAAGGGGTCGATCGGCACGAAGCGGATGCGGCCATCGTGCTTCGCCTGGAGCATGCCTTTGGCGAAGTAGGCGCCAACGAATGCCGTGGCGTAGGCGCCTTCCCAGATGTGTTCGTAGCTCTCCGGGTTCAGCTCCAGGTCGAGCAGTCGCTCGGCCTCAAGCTCGGGCGACCAGAACGGGTTATCTCGCCAGTTGGCGGTGACCAGCTCGAACTCGTTCGTCTTGCCGGCGGTCTGAAGCTTGCCGAAGAACTTGTCGACCGCGTCCGTCTTCTTGCGCGGGTTCCAGCTGAACCAGATCTGGCTGCCAGGAGCGCGGATTGTCGGCCGCAGCAGCTCCATGCTGGTGTCGGTGGCGCCGTGCGCCTCCTCCCACCACGCGATCGAATAACCCTCCAGCGACTTGATGCTGTCGGCGTTGTGGTTGTTCATTCCCTGGAAGATGATCAAACCATCGCCGGGCGCGCTGATGCAGTCGTCGTACTGGCGGAAGCCCTGTGACCAGAGAT